AATCCTCAAGTAAAACTACAGTTACCTGACAATGCTAAGATAGGTTTAGGTAACGCTGGTTCAACTCCAAATTTACAAATATATCACGATGGTAGTCATAGTTATATAGATAGTACATTAACTGGTGATTTATATGTTATGTCAAGCAACGATGATGTTGTGATCCAAGCTTCAGACGATGTGTTTATATACACTCAAGGTGGAGAAAACTCTATAATATGTAAAAACAATGCTGAAGTTGAATTATACTACAATAATTCTCAAAAGTTTGAAACTACAAGCACGGGTGTTAATATAACTGGAGGGTTTACTACTAGTGCTTCTTCAAGTTGCGCTGGTTTAAATATGACCTCTGATATTGCAATGGCTGGTAATACTATTTCGTTAAGTAGTAACAGTATAATTGAAAATGACGGTAATGGCGGTTTGGTATTAAACGATTCACCAACAGGATCTGAAGGTAATGGTATAATTATAAAACGACACACTACAAGCACAACAGCTGGTTATCTATACTATCTTAGTCATTTAGCCGCAACATGGAGTACAGTTGTAGCTGATAATACCGGCGCCACAAGAATGTTAGCAATTGCTTTAGGTACTAGTTCAGCTACTGACGGTATGTTGCTACAAGGTATTTTTAGAAAAGCAATGCATGGTTTTAGCGCAGGTTCTCCTTTATATGTAGGCTCAACAGCTGGTTTACTGAGTTCAACTCCACCTACTGATGATGGTGACTACGCTAGAATAGTAGGATATGCTATAGATTCAAACACAATATATTTTAATCCAAGTGGTACTTGGGTGGAAGTTTCTGCATAATGCCTACAATAAACGCTGGAAAATATGGGGTTTTATCTAGAGCTTCAACAAGTTCATACAGTGATGTAAGAAATGGTACTACCGCTAATGCTGGTATTTCAAATCAACCTACTAGCACAAATACTACAGCTGTAAGAGTAAAATTTTTATCAGGAGGAAAAGGAAATGAGTGGGTTTTAACTCGTAGTTTTCATGCATTTAATGTTACTAGTTATCAATCAGGTTTTAATATTACCAACTTAAGATTAAGAATTGATCCTACAGCTACATCTACTAGTAACTGGCCAATTGCTATTGTAAAATCAACAGCTCAAGGAAATGCAAACTCAAATTTAACAAGTGGTGATTGGGATAGCGTAGATTTCAACACTTTATACGCGGGTAGTTCCACAACATACTGGCCTGACACAAATAGCATTAGTGATATAGCTTTAAACTCAAACGCAGTATCTGCATTTAGTACAGGTTATTTAAAAATTTGTATTATGTGGTACCAAGATTATACTAATGTAGCCCCTTTTTTAACAGGCACACAATCTGGATTCCAAAATTTTAGCTACGTACCAAGACTTGAGTTTACAGCTACAGCACAAGGATATGGGAATAATGTAATAGGCGTTGATGGTGGCGATATAGATAATATAATATCTGTAGATTCTGCTGATATAGAAAACGTAATAGGAATATAAGTAAAACATACTTATTACAAGTAATAATATATACAAGGTATTAAAGTATTTTTTTGGTTTACCATGCTTTAAATACCTGAACAATTAACAGTAAACCATAATTTTTAATAATTAGAAAAATGGCAAGTAAATTTTTAAACGTATTGATTGATAGTGTTGTAACGCCAGTTAACATTGAAGACGTTGTAGCAGTTGTTGCAACTGGAAACAATGGTAACGTTGCTACTACAGTGGCTATCACTTACAAGTCAGGTAAAATTGCTACATTAACTACTCCAGCTACTACTGCTGGTTTTAACGTGGCAAATGCACCAAGCGTACAAAGAGCATTTTGGTCAGCTATTACTAAAGCATTAGAATTACCTTGGAACATGGTATCTTACCCTGCACCAGGTGAATCATTTAGTATTGAAGTTGAACCAGCGTCTTCTCAAGCAAGTTCATACGCAAAGCAAAGTGCTGGTGGTGGAGGTGCTACGCTAGAAGCTAAGTCAAGTTCTGTTGTATTATCGAAAGCTGGAGCAGCTATCGTTTTTGCATCTATAACAATTAGCTAAAACAATTTTTATTAACCAATTAAAACCCTAACCAAATGACGTTTTATTATTCGACTAGAACGTGGAATAGTCAACCACAATTAACCAAAGAAACTATTAACTTATGGAAACATCTTGCAGATAAGAAAAACTGGAGGATAACTCAATTAGCAAATGGTTTCTACCAAACCGAGTACCAGAGTCCAGAAGACAAAGATACTTGGATCGACGTGACCAGAAGAGAAACTCTTGAAGGAGCAGAACAAGCTATTGATTCATCAATTGCTCATTATGCTAAAAAAATAGAATTTTTAAATGGTCCTAAAGTCGTGAAAACCTTTAAATAAAATTAAATACAATTAAATTATGTCCGATAAACTTGTGAAACATCTTAACTTTGGTAAAGATGCAAAAGATCAGATATTTAAAGGGATAGAAAAACTCACTAAAGCTGTTAGCTCCACGTTAGGAGCTAGCGGCAAGTGTGTTATCCTGGAAGATGATCAAGGAAAACCCATTATAACAAAAGATGGTGTAACAGTTGCTAACTCAGTAGTATTATTCGATGCTGTTGAAAACATGGGCGCTACGTTACTAAAAGAAGCAGCAAGAAAGACTGTTGAAGAAGCAGGAGATGGTACAACTACCGCTACTGTTCTAGCAGACGCTATATTAAGACATGCTGTTAAAGAAAAAATTAATACTAGAGAATTAAAAGAGGGAATTAATTCAGCTGTTAAAAAAGTTGTTAATTATTTAGAAAATATCAGCATACCGGTTGAAGGCAATATGATAGATCAAGTTGCTACTATATCCGCTAATAATGATTCTGAATTAGGTAAACTAATTGGTGGAGCATTTAAAGATGTGGGTAAAACAGGTATTGTAATGATGGAAGAGTCTAAAGACTTAGAAAGCTCTGTGAAAATAATTGATGGTATGCAATATGATAAGCCTTTAAAAAGTTTACATTTTGTTACTGATCAAGCAAAGGGTTCAGCTGAGTTAAGTAATCCTCTTGTTCTTATAGTAGAATCAAAAATAGAAAACATACGTAAAATACAAGGAGTTTTAGAGTATGTTATAAAAAATAATAAACCTTTATTTATTGTAGCTGACGTAGAACCTCAAGTGTTAGCGGCTTTAGCAATGAATAAAATGAAAGGTAATATCAAGGTTAGCATTGTAGATGCTCCAGTATATGGATTTACTAAAAAAGAAAAACTTAATGACTTAGCATTGATGACAGGCGCTACTGTTATAAATGAAGATCTAGGTGATGACATGGATTTAATAAGTGTAGATCATTTAGGTAAAGCTAAAAAAATAGTTAGTAACAAAGATAATACTATAATACAAGTTGAAGAAACACCAGTTGCAGTAGAAGAACTTATTGAAGAACTTCATGAAAAACAAAGTAAAGAAAAACTGCCTGGGTTAAAAATGGCATATGAAAAAAGACTAGCGTTGTTAGCTGCTAAAGTAGCCGTTGTCAAAGTAGGTGCTAATTCAGAAATAGAATTAAAAGAAAAAAGCGATAGAGTCGAAGACGCTATCTGCGCTACAAGAGCCGCTATAAAAGAAGGTATAGTGCCTGGAGGTGGAATTGCTCTACTAAATGCAGCTTTAAATATGGTTGAAGATAATGCTGGTGAAAAAGTTTTAGGTAAAGCTATATTATCACCTTTTAAAACAATACTAAGCAATGCTGGTTATAAAGAATATACAGTATCAGGTAAAGATGGTTATGGTATTGATGTGGTTACGGGAAATATGGTAAACATGATTAACAGTGGTATTATTGATCCTCTGTTAGTTACAAAAAGCGCTCTCATAAATGCGGCTTCTGTAGCAACAACTATATTATCAACTGATTGTATAATAAATAATATTAGATTACATGAGGGCGATAGGAAATAATTTAGTTATAAAAAAAATAGAAAAACCTAACCAGTCTACAAAAGGTGGTTTACTTCTTACTGAAAAACAAAGAGAAGATGTTAGGTTTCAAAAAGCTGAAGTAATCAATGTAGGTGAAACAGTTGTGGCGGTTAAAGAAAAAGATATTATATTTTTTGACAAAGCTGCTGCTCATAGAATAGAAATAGATAAAGAACCATATCACGTTATAAGACAAGAAAATGTTGTCGTTGTTTTATGAAAAAGCTAGAAGCAAGAGATCTTAAAGATTTAAACTTGTTAAAACATTACCGTATAATACGCAAATGGGCTTGTAAAAACAACGGCTTAACTGATGCTGAATTTGAGTTAATTATTTATTTAGACTGTATTGATTTGTTTACTAAAAAAGACTTTGAAGAAGGTGTTTATACTTTTAGTTGGAACAATAGAAGGTGGAATAAATTAATACAAAATGATTGGATTGTTGTTTGGAGAAATAGAAATAGAACCACACAAAAATTCAATATATATAAAATATCATTTAAAGGTAAACAATTAATTAACAGAGTTTATAAAATAATGTTAGGATTAGAAAATATACCTATGAGTGAAAGAAGAAACAAATTAGTTGCAGGAGATTCATACACAGATAAGGTTATGTATCATGCAATGTATAATGTAAATAAAGATAAAAACAGATGAGTAAAAATAGTCCTTTAAATTTTGGTTTCATGGCTGGTGCATATTCTGCATTAAGAGGCGCGCGTGGTAGAAAAAAACTAGGAGGTAGAGTAAAAAAATTAGAAAATCAAATAGGTGTTTTAATGCGTGATAGAAATAGAAACTCAGCTGAAGATTCTGAACCAGAATTTGCTGTTAGTCAGCCTGGAAGTTTAGAAGCTCAAAGTATGTCTGGCGATCAATTAAATGAACAAGGTCTTATGCCTTTAAATTCTTTTTCACCAGGAGCTGTTGGTGCCGCAGGCTCTATGTTTGGAAATACAATACCTGGATCTTTTGATAAAGACATGGGTCAAAACTAAGAAATAAATTAAAATAATTATGAAAAAACACAACTCACCATTACGTATGATAGAAGATAAAGCTCATACTCATGCGTCAAAAAAGAATTCTGTAGGTATTGTAGGTGAATCTCAAATATGGGACGGACCACTAGATCAAGCAGGTAGACCACACATTCCAGGAAGAAGTTCTGGTAGTGATGGTATGAAATTAAAATTAGGGGCAGTTCCTTACGGAGGAAGCATGCCTATAACACAACGCGCAAAAAGAGGATAATCATGGCATATAATCAAGGTAAAAATCCATTTAGTAAAAACCCACTTAACTTTAACTCACCGTTAAACAGCTTTGATAGTTTAGTAGGAAAACTAATGAATCAAGGTAAATCAAAAGAAGCTGCAACTAAAATAGCGGGTAAAGTAGCTAACGCTAAAATGAAAGGCGCTGGTTCTGGACCAACCGCTGCACAAAAGGCGAGAGCTAAAGGTTCTGCTGCTAAAATGGAAGATCTTTCAGGTGATGGTAAAATAACTAAAAAAGATGTATTAATTGGTAGAGGTGTTATTCAAAAAGATGGTTCTCCAGCAAAAGCTCATGATAAAAAATTAAAAGCTTTAGAAAAAAGAATTAAAAGAGTAAGAGAATCAAAAGAAGGTTCTGAAGGACAAGGTGGTATTGATTACGAATTACTAGCTCAGTTAGAAAATCAAAAGAAACAACTTATTGAAAGTCATGGTAAAAAAGCTAAAGAAACAGCTAAACCTTCACCAGCTAGTTTAAATTCTCCAGCAGAACATCATATAGATAAAAGTTTAGATGCTAGAGGTAATAAATTACAAACAGCTGTAAGTTCTGTAACAGGCGAAGGTATTGAAGAGGTTAAAGGTGAAGATTTAAACTTAAAACCGGTAAAACCAGCAAAGAAACTTACTCAAGCTGATTTAGATGCAAAGAAATCTACAGCTAAAAGTAAAGGTATTGTAAGCTCAGAAGGTAGGGATGGTACTAATAGACAAGAAAGAAAAAAGCGTAGACAAGAAAGAAGAAAGATAAGAAGAAGTAAAGATCTATCTTCTACCCAAAAACGTATGGCTGTAAAAGAAAGTAGACAACAACAAAAAGACAATGTAAGAGGTGTTAAAAAAGAATCACCAGCTAGCATGAAAAAGAAACCAGGTGGAAAAAGAAATCCTTTAACAAGTTCACCTATGGGTGATACTAGTGGTGATAAGATTTATGGACCTGCTACAGCCGCTATATCTGCTGGTAAAAAAGTAATTAAAGGAGGTAAAAAATTAATTAAAGGAGCTGCTAAACTTGGTAAAAAAGTTGTTAAAGGACTGAAAAAAAATCAGGAGCTAGCACAGACAGGTGGTCCTTATAAAAAGAAAAACAAAAAATAATTAATCATGTTAATAAACGCAAGTGTATATACTAATGCAATCCCGGTAGCAATAGATAACGATATAAATATTCCGGGACCAAAAGCAACAAAGTCCGGTACTACAAGTAGTTTAACTAATAATAAACTAGTAGATACTAGTGGCGCGTTTCTACAAGTAATAGGAGCCAACGGTGCTGTTAGTAACCGTGGTGTTCAAGTAGGACAAATAGTATATAACATGACCGCTGCAAGTACTTCTGCTTGGGAAGGACCAGAAGCAGCTGTAGTTACCGCGGTAGATAGTGACACTGTGTTAACACTTAATAAAAATATATTTCCTGTGACAGGCGCGCCTTCAACAACTCAACAATATAAAATATATGATGCAAATCAAGCTAAACCAAAAGGAGCTATATTATATGTTGGGGATAAACAAGGTCAAAACGCAGAAATTAAAAGTGATATATTTGTAAAAACTATTGATGGAGACGATGTTTTCATACAAGGAGTTTCTGCAGGTGAAACATTAGATGTAGTAGTTCAAAGAGTTATGGTAGGAACAGCAGCTAACGCTGGTGCAGGAATACCTAATACACTTACTACTGCTAAAGAAATAACAGCATTTATATAAACAATTAAAAAAATAATTATGCACCCAATACATAAACACATGAGCTCTAGAATGGGAGCTCGTAAAGCAGACGAAAGATATGACGCTAAACAAGCGTATAATAAAAACTTAAGCGGTAAAGCTAGATTACATTATCTTGAAAATGATATAGCTGACAAAGGTATGTCAATGAAATCACCTATGGACATGAAAGCTCCTATGGATATGAAAGCTCCTATGGATATGAAATCACCTATGGATAAGAAAAAATCAGCAGCAAAAGCAGCAGCATCTATGTTACCAGCAGTAGGTGGAGGTGCAGCAGCAGGCGCAGCTAAAGCATTTAAAAAATCTAAAGCAGCTAAAAAAGCAGCATCAATGGTGCCAGGAGTAGGTTCTGCAGCAAAAATGAAAGCACCTATGAAAAAAGATGGTGAAATAGAAAGCGCTAGGCAAGAAAAGAAAGATCTTATGAAGGATAATCCAGTAGATAAAGACGCTTCAGGAAAAAGATTACGTGGAGGTAAAAGATCTAAAAGAAAACCTACCCTAGAAGAAATACAAAATCGTAAGTCCCCAAAAGGTAGAATTTACGGATAATGTCTTACATACAACGCTTTGGTATAAGTAGAAAATCTCCTTTAGCTCTTTCACCTCCTAAAAAGATAGTTAATGAGTCTAAGGAAGCAAATAAAAAAGATACAAATAATAAATTAGAAAATCTTAAAAAGAAATTTTCTAGTTCATCATCTACGCCAGGTCATGATATTATTGAAAGAAATGTTATGATTGGTGATACTACAGCTAAGCCAAATAAGTTTTATCAAACACCTGAAGAAGCGATGGCTTATATTCCTGAAGGATCAGTCAGTGGAGGGTCAAGTGGAAAAGATGGAGGATCAAATTGGTTAGACTACACCCAAGATATTTTAACAGGCGCTGGAATGACTCCTGGTTATGGTATTTTTGCAGATGGAGCTAATTTTTTACTATCTGGTGCTCGTGCTGCACACGGAGCTTTAACAGGTGGTGATGTTAAAAAGCATGTGGTTAATATGGGTCTTGCTGGATTAGGAGCTATACCTGTTCTAGGTCAAAATGTAAGTAGTGGTAAACTAGCTGCTAAATACATACCTAAAACAGTAAAAGCAGCACAAGCTCTAAGTAAAAGTGGTAACATAATGAAAGTTGGTAAACTAGCTGGTAAAATTAAAAAAGCAAAAGTTGGTAGTAAATACTTATTGTCATCGGCAGCTTCTGAACCATACGCTGGGTATACTCCAAAAAATGTTAGTCCTTAATTATGTCTTTTAAATTAACACCTCCGTTTAAAAAAAATTCACCTATATATGAGCGTGAGTTAGAGCCTGGAACTATGGGTAAAGGTAATAAAAATGGTACTATACTTATTGGTAGTGATGTGCCGTTGCACAAACATGAAGATGTTATAGCGCATGAAGAAGTTCATATTGATCAGGTAAAAAGAGGTGATCTTGATTATGATGATGAAAATGTATATTGGAAAGGTAAGGCGTATTCAAGATCAACAATGCATGAAGGAGCTAAAGATCTACCATGGGAAGCAGAAGCATATAAAAAATCATGAGTAAAAAGAAATTTAAAGATACAACCGTTGGTCAACTATTGTTTGGCGCAGCATCTGTAATAAATCCTACATTAGGAAGTGTATTACAAGGGGTGACTTCTCCTAAAGAAGCTATTACTAAATCTGACGTTAGTTTAGATGATAAAATAAAGCTACAACAATTAATATACGAGCAACAGAACAAAGAGATACAATCTATCACTTCCAGATGGCAAGCCGATGCTTCATCAGATTCATGGCTTTCGAAAAACGTACGCCCACTAGTATTAGTGTGGTGTATAGTTATATTTTCGTTAGCTGGTATTCTTGATAGTATTGAGGACTTGCCTTTTCATATTAATAGCTTATGGAATGATACTTTTGAGAAGGTCATGATGTCTGTAATCTTAGCCTATTTCGGAGGTCGCACAACTGAAAAAGCTACAAAAATATATAAAAAGTAAAAGTTACTATTAACAAGTAACTATAAATATAGTAATAATAATAATAATAATTAAAATTTAATCAAATGGCAAAAAGTGGAAAAATTAAAGAATTAGAATTAAAAAATATCAACGAGCAAAATAATACTTTGCAAAGAGCAGTTTTCGATATGGGTGCATTAGACATCGAAAAAAACAAAAAAATGCAAGAATATAAAGCTGCATTAGAGGTTTTAGAAAAAACTAAACAAGAGCTTGAAGCAAAATATGGAGCAGTTAATATTAATTTAAAAACAGGTGTTTGGGAAGAAGTAGAACTTCCTGAATTAGAAGAAGTAGCAGAAGACTGTGATGATTGTGGTGAAGAAAAGAAAGAAGACTGCGAAGACTGCGAAGATAAAGAGTAATGTATTCAGTTATAAGAAAAATCAGTATTGGTGCTGATTACAAGAATGAAGCTATGCATTATTCTGTAGGCCAACAAGTATATGGTGGCCATGTAATAAACAATATTGATCACAGCGAAAGAGATAATTCTTATAATATATTTATAAAGAAAAATGATGAGATAATGCCTTGGAAAAAATTTAATTCCAACATGGCTATATCTGTTGAATATGATTTAGAATATTAATGAACAGTATATATGATTTTATTGTAACTCCTACAAATAGTAGATATAACAATAAAGTTAAAGTAGGCGACAAAACTCTTATTGTTAATTCTAATATAGAAGATCACAAAATGGTTAGTCGCCATGCTACTGTTGTTTCAGTACCTTTAGCGTATAAGTTTGATATTAAAAAAGGTGATGAAATAATAATACATCATAATATTTTTAGAAGATGGTATGATGTTAGAGATAATCAAAGAAATAGCAGTCAATACTTTAAAGAAGATTTATATTTCTGTAAGCCTAATCAGATTTATTTATACAAAAAAGGTGAAAAATGGTTGCCGTTTATGGATAGATGTTTTGTAATGCCTATTAAAGAAACAAACTCTATAACAACTAATTTAGAGCAAAAATGTGTTGGTATACTAAAAATAGGTAATAATACACTAGAGGCACAAGATATTAACCCAGGAGACTTAATAGGTTATAAACCAGGTCGTGAATGGGAGTTTGTTATTGATAGCAAGCGAGTTTATTGTATGGAATCAAATGATATTGTAATTAAATATGAGTACAAAGGAAACGAAGAAGAATATAATCCAAGCTGGGCGAGTAGCAGTTAAAGAATTAATTAAAGTTGCTAAAGAACCTATTATAGATTTTGGACCAGATATTTCCGCGGACAGATTAAAGAACGCAGCTGCTACAAAAAAGTTAGCTATATTTGATGCTTTTGAAATACTTAATCGTATTGAAGAAGAACAAAACATGCTAGAGGACAAACCTAAAGATGAACCTAAAAAAGATAAATCTTTTAAAGGTTTTGCTGAAAGAAGAGCTAAGTAATGTACAAGCAAAGTTTATACAAGGTACTTGATAATTATATAAAACCTAAAATTATAAACCGTCTTAATCGTTATAAAAAATGGGAATACGGTTATAATAAAGAGCATGATATTATAGTTATTAGTAAGACAGGCGAAATAGGTGAAATATATGAAATACAAAACTTAAAAATAGCTTTACCAAAAGCTAAAAATATACATAAGTTTGAAGATGATAGATGGACAAGATTTGAATATCCTAAAGTATTATCAAGAATAAAAACAGTGTTTGACTGGAGAGAATATCCAGAGGACTTTAAAACAAAATGGTATGATTACATCGATAATGAATTCACTCGTAGGGAAGAAGGTTTTTGGTTTTATAACAAAGACGTTCCTACTTACATTAGTGGTACTCATTACATGTACTTGCAGTGGTCTAAGATTGACGTCGGGGCACCAGACTTTAGGGAGTCAAATAGATTATTCTTTATTTTCTGGGAAGCTTGTAAGGCAGATTCACGATCCTATGGGATGTGTTACCTTAAGAACAGGCGTTCCGGGTTTTCTTTCATGGCCTCAGGAGAGGTGGTTAACTTGGCAACCATATCAAGTGACAGTAGGTATGGTATATTATCCAAGTCCGGTCCTGATGCAAAGAAGATGTTCACAGATAAGGTGGTACCCATATCAGTTAATTACCCCTTCTTTTTCAAG